ATTATAGCTTAATCAATAAAGCAGGTAGCAAGGCAATAGACGAAGAGCTTCCATTAGAAGCAATTGATTTTGATGATCAAGAAGATTGTATCGCCTGTAAGCTCTAGTCTTGTAAATTATAAGTTTTCTGTAAGTTGTGATAAATAAACTTATAGGAGACTTATATGGATTATCGAAAAATATACGACAATATTGTTGAACGAGGAAAAAACAGAATATTTGAAGGATACACCGAAAGCCATCATATCATTCCGCGATGCATGGGTGGAACTGACGATTCATCCAACTTAGTCAATTTAACAGCCGAAGAACATTATGTATGTCATCAATTATTAGTAAAAATATATCCTAATGAAATAGGATTAGTAAGAGCTGCAATGTTTATGTCCGCAAGCGGAATAGGTCCTAAACGCCAAGGCAACAAAATGTATGGATGGTTAAAGAGAAGATTTAGCGAGTATATGAGTGGTCCAAATAATCCGTCAACTCTAAACGGTACGTGGAATAAAGGAAAAACAGGTTATAAGAATAAAGTAAATTTCTCAGATAAAACAATAAAATCAATGTCTGAGAGAATGAAAAGCAATAATCCGTGTGCAGGTGTTAAACCTTGGAAACATCCAAGAACTACCGATGTTACATTGGCACTATGGAAAAGAGCTGACGAGATATATGAAATATGGTTAGCAAATGAAAAGCCGTCGTATTGCAAGTTATATGGATTGACAATGAATAAAAATTATGATTGGAAAACAGATGGCAAAGAAGCTGGCCCATTTATGAATATGGTGAAGTATTTTAGAAGTGGTTGGGTTCCAACACAAGACCAAGAATGGATTAAACTATAATGAGTATACAACAGTATGATTTGTCTAAGCCAACAGATTACCTGAATCGTAAAATGTTTTTAGATCCAGCCGGCCCGGTTACAGTACAGAGATTTGAAGAATTTAAGTATCCTAAAATTGCTAATTTTGAAACAACTGCACGTGGATTCTTTTGGGTACCAGAAGAAGTCTCGCTTACTAAAGATGCAAATGATTTTAAGGAAGCTAGTGATGCAGTGAAACATATATTCACAAGTAATCTATTGAGACAGACAGCATTGGATAGTTTACAAGGGAGAGGACCTACTCAAGTTTTTACTCCGGTGGTATCACTTCCTGAGCTAGAGGCATTGATGTTCAATTGGGGATTTTTTGAATCAAATATTCATAGTCGTAGTTATAGTCACATTATCCGTAACATTTATGCTGTTCCAAAATCTGTTTTCAATTCCATACATGATACACAAGAGATTGTTAATATGGCAAGTAGTGTAGGTAAATATTATGATTATTTACATAGACTAAACTGCCGCAAAGAATTGAATGACAATGGTTATGCAGTAGATGAAAAAGAACATATCAAAGCAATCTACATGGCACTACATGCTAGCTATGCACTAGAAGCATTTAGATTCATGGTAAGTTTTGCTACTAGTTTAGCAATGGTTGAAAACAAAATCTTTATTGGCAATGGTAACATTATCAGTTTGATTTTACAAGATGAACTATTACATAAGGGTTGGACAGCTTACTTGATTAATCAAGTAGTAAAGGAAGATAGTAGATTTGCACAAGTAAAATCTGAATGTGAAAATGAAGTTTACCAGCTTTACCAGGATGTGATACGTGAAGAAAAAGACTGGGCTAAGTATCTATTCAAGTTTGGCCCTGTGATTGGATTGAATGCAAACATCCTAAATGACTTTGTAGACTACACAGCAGTAGGAGCATTGAAAGAGATTGGTATTAAATATCAAGCTAATGCTCCTAAATCTACTCCTATCCCCTGGTTCAATAAGCACGTTGATACAAGCAAGAAACAATCTGCATTACAAGAAACAGAATCAACTAACTATGTCATCGGTGTAATGAGTGATTCATTGGACTATGAAGAATTACCAGATTTGTAAGGAATAATCAATGAAAAGCCTTCCATATGGCAATCTAGGTAATATGAATCTAAAGGGCAAGAAGTCCAAAGCATTCATGGCTGGAAAATATGTAGAGGATGTTATACAGAACTTCAAAGAATCTGAACGCAAGAAAGAAGATCGTAAAGAGATTCAAAAAATGCTTGGCTTTTCTAGAGTAAGCAACAACGAAACAGATACTAATAAGCAACGATAAGGAGATAACGATGCAAAAAGCAGTAATATGGAGTAAAGACAACTGTAGTTTCTGCCTATCAGCAAAGAACCTGCTGACAGCAAAAGGCATTGAGTTTGAAGAACGCAAGATTGGACACGGTTACACTAAGGAACAACTCCTAGAAACAGTACCCAATGCAAAGACAGTTCCACAAATTTTTCTCGATGGAGAATATGTGGGTGGCTACACAGAACTAAAACAAAAATTGACAGAAGCATAATCACTTAAACTTACAACGTTCACCGTGTGATCTAGAAAAGTTGCGTATGTCCACCTCTTTATTGCAGTGTGGGCATACCTTTTTAGGAACAAGCTTACCGTACATTGGATTTTTTTCCCCGGGACTGCCATATTTTATACTACGTTCTTTTTCTGAATATAGTTTGGATAATGGAATGCCCTTGTTCCATGCCGGGTAACCTTTGTTAGCGATGGACTGCCTGCGCCGAGTTTCTTCTGTTTGTATTCTGCCGGTTGCTTTTTCTCGGATGAGTTCTATGGTACTTTCTTTGTGCGTTTTTCCGTACAAAGGATGGTTCTCTCCTTGATTCCATCCTTCTGGCATTTTTCTTCCCTTAAGAGCGATGCTGCGTCTGTGATTGGATTCAGGTGTTTGTATAGCGCCTGATTGTCCTTCGCCACCATCCGTTCTATTAAGGAGAATACCAGTACTAATATCCTTGCGACCATACCACCTAATGTAGCTTCGCTCTAATGCAAATGCTCCTACTTCAGGCAAGCTTCTTTCAAGGAATACGATTTTGGATCTATCTTTGGGAACACTAACTCTGTGATTCGGATCATACGCCCGTTTGTCTTTACCTTTTCCAATATAATAAGGTGTTCCGGCTTTAGCAGTTTTAGAATCTTTTGTTTTTAGATAGGCATACACGTAATAAATAGTCATGCTGATAGCTCCCTTAAAGCTGTTAGAGTAGTTGGGTATTTCCGCACCGCGAACTACAACTTTATTTATCATTAAGGAATAATAATAATGACTATTACTATAGGCGAAGTTTGGACGTTCAAATTAACATCAGGTGAAGAGCTAATTACTAAGGTTTTGAAAACAGTAGACGACGAACTAGTCATTCATGATCCAGTATCAGTTGCCCCTGGACCACAAGGTGTTGGGCTTGTGCCTAGCATGTTTACTGCGGACCCAAAAACCGAAACAAGACTAAAGATAAATAGTATCGCAATCTCTGCGTTGACTGATGCTTCAGTTAAGGCAAAGTATATAGAAGCGACAACTGGACTTGCAGTCCCAACTAAGAAGTTGATCCTAGGGTAAAACATGGCAAAGTTAAGCAGAAAAGGTGATCAGGATTCAGGTGGCGGCAAGATCGTCAGGGGAGCCAGCACCGTTTTTGCTAACGGTGTCGCAGTCGGATTACATGTGAGTGACATAACTTCACACGGTCCCGGTCCCCACAAGTCAGCAAAAACGACAGAAGGTAGTCCTACTGTGTTTGCTGAAGGTGTCGCTGTTCTACGGGTTGGATCAGGCAACTCATGTGGACATCCTATCTCAGACGGTAGCCCAGATGTATTTGTACCGTAAAGGGTAATCATGGCAGATTCAGGCGTTCAAAGTCCATTAGGAATTAATGTATTAGGGTCAGTGTTGAATAACACTGGTATTCATATCAATAGTGTTGCTACCAGTTATATGGGATCAAGCAAGACAAATTCAAACTATGCCTTTGGTAGCCTAACATATGATACGGTTCTACGACTTTTAACATGGGCTATAAATGATGGTTATAATCGTGGACCCGGCAACGGAAATGCAACGCTCACTGACGCTACATATAACAATCTAATATCTATTGGTAAGGGAACTATACCTGCATTAGGAAATTCAATACCGCCTACCTATCTAGCAGAAGATCCAGCAGGTGTATGGACTACTACAGCACAGGCTATTGCTACCCAGCAGAGCGTCGTCCCGGCCATGCCTGCACCAGCAACATCTGGATATCCAATATCATATGATAATGTTGATCAAGGTCAAGACGCATCTTGGCTACCCTATGACACAACCAATCCAAATAAGTCAATAACCCAATGGGGATTTGCTAGGCTACCTGCACTACAGGCATGGAATGAATTCAATTGGAATGGAACTG